CTGAGCATGAAAAATGGCTTAAAAAGAACGGTGTTCATCCCGAACAAATTAAACATGCAAAAAAGCAAACTGCTAGTTTGCCGATTTATAGTGTTGATAAACAAATTAAAACTAGTGACACCATTGTTGATGGTGGTAGAGCTAAAGGAATCATGGTTAACCTAAACTCAGAACCTGAACACGTCCGTAGAGAGATTAAAGAAAAAGCTAGCAGGTGTGTACCTCTTTATAATAAAGGTGGCTATATGCTAGCTTCTAAGAATGAAGATATGACTAAAATAGGAAGCTTGTCACGCCGTAACTAATGCTTGGGGGGTTCGTCAAGTGGTAAGACAGTAGACTTTGAATCTACGATCAGTGGTTCGAATCCACTACCCCCTTCCATCAATTGTTTCTTTAGCTTTTTCTAAAATTTCTTGAATAGAATTCATGTTGTTGTGACATTTCACATTATTCTTGTGAAGAGTTTTTATTAAATTCGCTACTTGAATTTCAGTGAGAGTTGAACTTTTGGGGAAATCTAATACTAATGGACAATCAAAGAGTGTAACATCTGGCATTACTACTGTGTGTTTATTTATTGTTATAACTTGTGGTGGCGCAGAAGCACAACCAAATAAAAAAAGTAATAATATCAGATAAACTAATAAACATATCACTATTTTATATGGTTTTATCATTTAACTTCTCCGTTTCTTAACATATCTATAGTATTCTTAATAATTTTAGAAGCGGGTCTGTTTTGTTTTGAAGCTTCATCTGAAGCTAGGTAAGCATCTATAGAATTTATTTTTGAAGATAATTTTTCATTTTCTTGTAATAGTCTATCAGCTATTCTTCGATTATTTTCATCTATTTCTTTTTGCTTCTCTATATACTGTTTTTGTTCGAGCAATGATTGCTCTAGTTGCTTAGAATTATATTCAAGCAAAGCTTGTTTTTCAATGTTAGATTTCCATGCCCAGTATATACCGGTTATTATTGTACAAGATACCAGACCTATAAATACTACAGTACTTATTTTATTAAGACCAAATATACTTAACATTTAAAACTCCAAGGATACTATAGAATGTTTCAGATAATTCCAGAGTATATTATTAGAAAGGCTGCGTTTCATATGACAATAAACGATGGAAATGAAAACAACATTTTTGCAAGAGCTCTTGAAGATGCACAATTGTATAGAAAAGCTGATTTAAATCCTATTTATATTTATAAAATGGGGATGCTTGGTGTAACTTCTGAAGAAAATTTGCAAAATATGTATAATTAACCATTGACATTTTATAAGATGTAGTATATATAGATTTGAGTGTTGCCTCTAAGGAACACTTATAAAATTTTAACCTTGCTTGTTTAGGAGGTCAATATGCAGCAGCTATTACCAGCAATCACAGATTATGCAAATACAGTAAATCGCATGTATATCGGTGCGGAACAATATCTAAAAAGACTCCACGAAGCACAACTTGGTGTTACTGGAACAGTAAATTATCCACCTTATAATATTGTAAAAACTGGTGATGACACATATGTTGTCGAAGTAGCCGTGGCTGGTTTTTCAAAACAAGATATCGATATTGAAGTAAATAATTGTTATTTGAAAATCACGGGTAAGATTTCTGATAAATCTGAAACATCAAATTATATTCATCGTGGAATTGCAACACGTGCGTTTACGCGTTCTTTTTCCATTGCTGATGATGTAGTTGTCAAAGGTGCTGAGTTAGTAAATGGTATGCTTAGAGTAAATCTAGAGTGTGTAGTTCCAGAGTCAAGACGCGCACGTAAGATTGTTATCAACTAATATCAATACAATAAAACTATTCGCGGAGTAAATATTTAAATGTTTAATCATATTAAAGATTATGTTGTTAATAAAGTCATGAATATGATTCACTATCAACGCGTATGCAATGAACTTTGTGGTCTATCTGATCGTGATCTAGCTGATATGGGTATCACACGCGGTGATATTCATGGAATCGCTATGAGACAATCTAATAAACATACTGTTTATTGAATGTAAATACAATATAAATAAAGGGGCCTAGGCCCCTTTATTTTTTATCTGGAGTTTACTCGATGCAAGATTTAAACAGCGATATGTTAAAAGCAGTTTTTACTAAAACACCGGCTTCTAAAGTACAACAATTTTATGAACCTTTAGTTTCTACAATCAATAATTATGATATCAATACTCCAGAAAGAATCGCTATGTTTTTGGCACAGATAGGTCATGAATCAGGTGAATTAACAGCTATAGAAGAGAATCTTAATTATCGTCCTGAAAGATTGCAAGTTGTTTTTCCCAAATATTTTTCTACTGTTGATGTTAATGCGTATGGGGGAAATCCCACAAAGATAGCTAATAGAGTATACGCTAATAGAATGGGTAATGGAAATGAAGCGTCTGGTGATGGTTACAAATACAGAGGACGCGGTCTCATTCAATTAACTGGTAAAAATAATTATCAAAAATTTGCTACTAGTCTTGGTATAACGCTTGATGAGTGTGTTAATTATTTGAGCACTATTGAAGGTGCGTGTGATAGTGCTGGTTGGTTTTGGGATAGTAATAATCTTAATGAACCATCAGACGCTGAAGATATCGTTACTGTAACGAAAAAAATTAACGGTGGTCTGAATGGTTTAGATCATAGAACTCTGTTATACAATGAGTTTATTTATCTACTCCGTTGACATTAACTAAAAGGTATTATATAATGTATCCTAACATGGAGGTGTTGGGTTGAAATTTTATACAAACTTTTTTTGTCGTGGTAACTACGTTTATGTTCGCGGATATGAAAATGATAAGCGTGTAGCTTATAAGATTCCTTATCAACCATATCTGTTTATTCCAGCACGGCCTGACTCTACTACAAAATTCAAAACACTTGATGGTCGTCCCGTTGAAAAGATGAAGTTTGATTCTATAAGTGATGCACGTGATTTTCTCGAGCGATATAAAGACGTATCAAATATGGATATTTACGGTCTGAACTTGTTTCAGTATATGTATATCTATGATAATTACAATCAAGATTTTGATTATAATGTAGATCTTGTTAATGTTATATCAATCGATATCGAAACAGATTCAAGCGACGGATTTCCAGATATTGATCTAGCTAATCGTGAGATTACAGCTATTACACTCAGCCGCCGCGGCGAGAAGATCGTCTTTGGATTTAATTACTATAAGCCAAAGAGTAACAGAGTAACTTATATTCAATGTGATGATGAATATGATCTGCTAACTAAGTTTTTGCGTGCATGGCAATCGGGAAGATATCTTCCTGATGTGATCACAGGTTGGAATATTGAATTCTTTGATATTCCGTATATCGTTAATAGAATCACAAATGTTCTTGGCCGGCACGAAGCTATTAAGTTATCTCCGTGGCAAATTCTAGATGAAAGAACTATTACTCAACAGGGCAAAGATCATAAAGTTTATGTTCCTGCTGGTATCACAGTTCTTGATTATATGCAATTGTATAAAAAATTCTCATTCAAAAACCAAGAAAGTTACAAGCTAGATGCTATTGCTCATGAAGAACTTGGTGTAAAAAAACTCGATTATTCAGAGTATGGTAGTTTGCACGAGTTGTATGTTAACAATTTCGAAAGATTCATTGATTATAACATTCATGACGTTACACTCATTGATATGCTTGAGGAAAAACTAAAATTTATTGAACAGGTGATTGCCTTTGCGTATGATGCAAGAGTTAATTATATCGACACCATGACTACTGTGCGTCCTTGGGATATTATCATCCACAACTATTTGCTTGATCGCGCTGTTGTTATTCCACAATTCAAGAAAAATAGTAACTATGATACACTAGTCGGTGGTTACGTAAAAGAACCAAAGATTGGTATGACTAAGTGGGTTGTTAGTTGCGATCTCAACAGTCTTTATCCTCACTTGATTATGCAATACAACATATCGCCCGAAACTTTGATTAGACGCGTTGATAATTTTTATAATATTGACCAATTACTAAATCAAAAACTACAGCTGGAAGACGATCGTTATTGTCATACAGCTAATGGTGTGTTGTTCGTAAAAAATAAACAAGGTTTTCTTCCATCACTCATGGAAAAAATGTATAATGAACGTGTTGAATATAAGAAAAAGATGATCTCTGCTAAAAAAGAATTAGAAAATACACCTAAGCAAGAAACGGAAAAGCGGCGCAAGTTAACTAATGAAATTGCTAAGTATCATAACCTACAGTTAGCAAAAAAAATACAGCTAAACAGCGCGTATGGTGCTCTCGGCAACGAATGGTTTCGTTGGTTTAATTTCAATATGGCTGAAGCTATTACTACATCTGGTCAGTTATCAATTAGATGGATTGAAAAGAAGATCAATCATTATTTGAATGCTTTGTTGAACACTAATGGTGTTGATTATATTGTAGCATCTGATACAGATTCTATCTATATTAATATGGAACCATTAGTTAAGACTCTCAACACAGATAATACAAAAGTAATTGTTGATGCACTAGATAAATTCTTTGAAACAAAAATTCAGCAAGTTATTAATCAGAGTTATGAAGAACTTGCTAAGTATATGAATGCGTATCAACAAAAAATGTTTATGAAACGAGAAACTATTGCTGATAAGGGTATATGGAAAGCTAAAAAGATGTATATCCTTAACGCTCTAGATGTTGAGGGTGTTAGGTTTGAAGAACCACAGATTAAAATTCAGGGCATTGAAGCTGTTCGTTCTTCTACACCGAACGTCTGCCGTAAAAAGATTAAAGAAGCTCTTAAGATTATTATGGATAAATCTGAAGATGATGTACAACAATTTATCAGTAATTTTCGACAAAAATTTAATAGCTATACATTTGATGAAGTTTCTTTTCCTCGTGGTATGAACGGTATTAATGATTACAGTGATAGATTGTCGATATATAAGAAAGGTACACCTATTCATGTTCGTGGTGCTCTGTTACATAATTACATGCTTAAAGAACTTGGTTTAACTAATAAGTACGAACATATAAGCGATGGTGATAAGATTAAGTTTTGTTACTTGACTCTTCCTAATCCTATTAAAGAAAATGTTATTTCTGTTCTAGATACTTTACCAGTTGAATTTAAATTAGACAAGTATGTAGACTATAATAAGCAGTTTGAAAAAACGTTTCTTGAACCTCTGAAGTCTATCTTGGATGTTATTGGTTGGTCACACGAGAAGCGTAACACATTAGAAGATTTTTTCTCATGAGGTAATAATGACTGAAGACACAGATTATGATTTTGGTTTTTCTATTATATCAGACGATGAACTTCCATTAAAAGAAGATCAAACTAGATTAATTCAGCTTAGAGATATGATCATGCCTCTATTAATTAATCTTAAGAAAAATCCAGAAAAAGATTTAATTTCTTGGCCCGGTGATAATAGAATTAAGAATATAGATAACTTTATTAAAAAAATGAATACTCTAATAGATAATTGACACACAGCAATATATGATATAAAATACATACAATAATACGGAGAACATAAATGTCATTAGTAGATAAACTAGTTAGAAATTCAACATCAAAATTATCATCACAACTTGATACTAGTATATTCTTTACAAAGAAAGATAAAATTAGTACTCTAGTTCCAATGATTAATGTGGCTTTATCTGGCAATATTGATGGTGGTATTACACCAGGTTTGACAACCATTGCCGGTAAATCTAAACATTTCAAAACTGGATTTTCACTTCTGCTTGCTTCTACATATTTAAATAAGTATCCAGACAGCGCGCTACTGTTTTATGATTCAGAATTTGGGTCACCCCAAAGTTATTTCAAATCATTCAATATTCCATTAAATCGTGTTATACACACGCCGATCAGTGATGTAGAAGAACTTAAACATGATTTATCTGTTCAATTAAATAATCTTGATCGTAATGATAAAGTCTTTATTTTAGTAGATTCTATAGGTAACTTGGCGTCTAAAAAAGAAACAGACGATGCTTTAGACGGTAAAGTTGTTGCTGATATGTCAAGAGCAAAAGCTATTAAATCTTTGTTTAGAATCGTAACACCTAAGTTAACCATAAAAAACATTCCAATGGTTGTAATCAATCATACTTACCAAGAACTTGGCATGTTTCCAAAAGATGTTGTTGGTGGTGGCACCGGAAGTTACTATTCTTCTGATAATATTTGGATCGTTGGTCGCCAGCAAGACAAAGATGGAACTGAGATTCAAGGTTATCATTTTGTTATCAACGTTGAAAAATCTCG